ACTGTATCAGACGTAAATTTAAAATATAGTTCAACAACATCCGCTCATACTGCTATTCGTGCAACTCAGAGCATCCCGGAAACTGGGAAGTGGTATTGGGAGTTATGCTATGTAACTCTTGTTGGGCAACTAAAAATAGGTGTTGCTGAGTACGATGTAGCAATAAAAGATATGTCTACAGTACCATATACCGTTGCTGGGATGTGGGTTATGTACAATGGTACTATTTATACCTACACTGGACTTAATGGCACCCAGTATGGGTATACTGGTAGAAGTATTACATCAGGGTCAATAGCGCAATGTGCTTATGATGCTGATTCAGGGAAGATATGGTTCGGGTGGGATGGTACTTGGATAACAAACACTGGTGCCGATAACAATAGTGCTGACCCAGCAAACGGTACTAGCCCAACAGCAACCATAAGTACCGATAAGACTTTAATCCCAATCCATGGAGGATATAACAGTACAGAGGTCATAAATTTTGGGCAAGACGGGACATTTGCTGGCAACAAGACAGCACAAGGCAACGCAGACGACAATGGCATAGGCGACTTTTACTACACACCACCTACGGGGTTTCTGGCACTGGCCCCGGCCAACTTACCAGAGCCTACAATCGGGCCTAACAGCGCAGAAAACGTCACTGACTACTTCAAACCTGTGCTCTACACGGGCAACGGCACTGCTATTGGTAGCGGGGGTAAGGCAGTCACTGGTGTTGGGTTCCAGCCCGACAAAGTAGCGATTAAGAACAGGGATGCCGCAGATTCGTGGATGGTATTTGACGATGTCAGAGGTGCTACAAAGTATATACAGTATGACAACCCGTCAGGAGAAGCTACTTCCACACAGACTCTAAGCACCTTTGATTCTGACGGCTTTTCTGTTGGGAGTAACGTAGCAGTAAATACTTCTGGAGAAGATTACCTTGCTTATTGTTTTAAACAACATCCGAAATTTTTTGGCATAGCGACCTACACAGGGACAGCCGCCAACCAAACAGTATCTCATAATATGAGTGTAGCCCCACAGTGGGTTATAGCAAAAATATACCAAGCACCTTCAGCCGGAAACTGGTTAGTTGACCCAGATTCGGGGGGTATACAATACCAGGTACTTGACTTAAGTCAGGTATCTTATACTGCCGATTTTGGCGGCGGAAACACAGTCTGGAACAACACTGCGCCAACTGCCTCCGTGTTTAGTTTAGGCGCAAATACAAATGCCAACGAATCAGGAAAAGCTGGTATAGCCTACTTATTTGCCAGTATGGAAGGTGTGTGCAAGATCGGCTCCTACACCGGGAGTGGCGCGGCTGATGGCCCCTTTGTTTACACAGGCTTTAGACCTGCTTTTGTCATCCTTAAACATACAACATTAGCGGGGGGTACATGGATGATGCACGACAGTGCAAGAAGCCCCGGCAATCAGTCTGACGAATGGTTCTACGCGGATGTAGCTTATGCTGAACAAAAACAAACTGGTGAAGGTTTAGATTTACTGTCTAACGGCTTCAAACTAAGAACTACAAATATAAACTGGAACCAGTCAGGACAACCTTTTATCTACATGGCATTCGCAGAATGCCCTTTCAAATACGCAAACGCAAGGTAAATGCAGGCAATGAGATACTACGACATAACCAATTCGGCTATTGTTAGTGAGAGACAGATTCTCAAGGCTAACCCGAACACGAGCTTTGCGTTGCCTTTGAGTGATGCGACTCTGGCTGACTTGAACATGGCTAAACTTCTGGAGGATGCCCGTCCCAGCTACGATGCAGACACCCAGACTGTCATTGAGGGTGCTATTGAGGAGCGTGGCGGTTCCTATTACCAGACCTACAGCGTTATTGACCGCAGTGCTGATGCCATTGCGAACGACTTGGCTAATAAGAAGTCACAGGTTCGCGCACAGCGTAACGCACGATTGGCTGAGACTGACTGGGCTATGATGCCGGTCTCTCCTCTTATAGACTACGACAAAGGCTTGATGGCAAGCTACCGTGCTGCTTTGCGTGATGTCCCGGCACAGGAGGGGTTCCCGAACAACCCGCTACCTGAAGGCCCAGACCAGAGGCCATATGAAAGCTGGACTTATAATTCTACTGACTTTATCTGGGAAGCACCCCTACCTAAACCAGAAGGTGAAGCGTATTGGGACGAAGATGCTTACCAGGCAGATAACACAACTGGATGGCTAACCATCTAAATTTTAACTAAACCAAAGAGGTAACAAAAAATGGCAACAGAAAAGAAAACGCCTATATTTGTTGACGATGTGGAATACACATTTGAAGACATGACAGACCAGCAGAAAGCACTTGTGAACCACATCTCAGACCTTGATAGGAAAATCGGGACTACACAGTTTAATTTAGATCAATTAAACGTAGGGAAGACCGCCTTTGTGAATCTTTTGAAGGAAGCCCTTAACGAACAGCCAGCGGAGGCAAACTGACAATGGCAATTTCTTATAAAATCGACAAAATGGTACGCACCACTGCTGATGGCGGTGTTACCCGCGTCAGGGCAATCGCCTCAATGACTGACGGTGATATTACTGTCAGCGCCATGGTACACGCCAGCTTCACTCCTGACGCATCTGCTGATGGCTTTGTGGCTTTTGACAGCCTCACCGAAGCAGAAGTCATCGGCTGGGTAGAATCCGCTATTGATGTGGAGGCTGTTACTGCATCTCTTCAGGCAAAGCTGGATTCTGTCAAGGCTCCTGTCACTGCCATCGGTATGCCGTGGGCTACTGACGAACCTGCTGAAGAAGTGTAGGTGTAGCTTATTGTGTCGGTGTTAGATGCAGTATCAGCTTTATGGCCTCTGGCAGTTGGCTTTGTAACTTTAGTCATTGTGTTGGCAAAGATGCACTCTGACATCGACACTATCAAGGAAAAGATCCGTATCCTCTTTGAGTTGTGGAACAACAAATGACCGAACCTGCCGACTAAATGTGAGGACTAAGTCATGCCTGTAGCCGAGATAGCCATCCTCCTTGGAGGAGCCACAAAAGCCTTCAATATGTGCAAGGCCGCTGTCAATGCTGGGCGTGACTTAGAGGACATGGGGGCGTATTTCGCAAAGTTCTTTGATGCGAAAACAGCGATTGACGAAGCCGCCATCTACAATGAGAAAGGCAGTAAGCTACTGCGTGGAAAGTCAGTAGAAGCTGAAGCAATGCAGATTATGCTGGCTCGGAAGAAGTATGCGGACATGGAGAAGCAGTTGCGCGAGTTGTGCATGTACACAGTGGGTGCTGAGTTTTATCAGGAAATGCTACGCGAACGCACCCGCATACGACAGCAGAGGCTGACCAAGGCGAGAGAACAAGCGGCCCGTAACAGGCTTGTGCGTGATGGGGCTATTTTAACTGGCTTGACGGGCTGTATAATAGGGCTTGTCGTGTGGTTTGTAAGGGCGATGTGAAATGACCGAACAAGAAATAGAGATGTTGATCGACAGAGCTGCTAAAGAAGGTGCCAAGCAAGCACTGCGAGACATCGGGCTGTCTGACGCTGAAGCGTATGATGATGTCAAAGAGTTACGGTCTTTGCTGGAGACTTGGCGCGACACCAAAAAGACTGTAGGGCAGACGATAGCCAGGATGCTAACTACCGCCTTGTTAGCTGCGTTGGCTACTGGCGTGTGGATGAACTGGGGTGGTAAGTAATGGCTATTTACAGACTTACACAGTTCAGCGGTGTAGCCCCCGCCGTATCCCCAAGGCTGATAGCTGACGACATAGCGCAAACAGCTGAGAATATAGACTTCGAATCGGGCCGCTTAGTCCCGATTACAGATAACCTGTCTCATACTACTCTTAGTAATTCAATAAGAAGATCTGTCGCTTTCTACCGTGGGCAGTATCTCCTGCAATGGAACGAGGATGGAGTGAAAGCTGTTTCCTCGCCAATTGCCAACGATTCAGCTAAAAGGTTCTACTGGACGGGTGAAGATTACCCGCGTATGGGGTCTGATCCTACCATTCGACAGGGATCAGTTTACCCTGGTCTGAGCTACAGGTTAGGTGTACCAGCGCCAAGTGCAGCGCCTACTGTTACTACATCCGGCACAGTGGCTGAGGATGAAGACCCAGAGACACAGACTTATGTATATACATTAGTTACATCATACGGCGAAGAAGGCCCACCAAGTGAGGCTTCTGTTACGGTCAACAGGACATCTACGGAAACCGTAACTATAGATATGCCTTCTGCTAATAATCCGTCAGGTAATTATAACTTTGACTCCTCAAATGGTGCGGTAAAACGCATATACCGGAGCAATACTGGCTCAGCTTCAACTTCTTTTCAGTTTCTGACAGACGTACCGTACTCTGCTACCTCTTACACTGATAATACGCCCTCCGCTAATTTAGGTGAAGTTCTGCCTTCCACCTATTGGGTGGGGCCACCTGACGACAATGTCTCTTTATACCCTGATGGCCCAATGCAGGGTCTTATTTCTGTAGGGGGCGGGGTATTCGCTGGTTTCAGTGGAAATAGGCTGTGCTTTTCTGAGCCTTACCTACCACACGCATGGCCTGTCGAGTATCGATTGACAATTGACGAGCCGATAGTTGGCCTTGCCGCAACTAACAATGGCGTCATTGTACTGACAGAGGGGTTCCCCTAC